CGCAATACTAATGGTGTAATATCACCACCAGTGTCGTTTGAGATAATATGAAATTCTGGCTTACCACTAACGTGTTTAGTGTGCCAAGACTTTAGCATATCCATCTCAACCTGGCCAGCGCTTAACCTTCTATGGGACCATACTCCCTCTCCCATAATTGCAAATACACGGTTACGAACTTCAACCTCAGACATTTCAAGGCTTATGATCATTGGGCTACGACCCTGTTTCCAAGCCTGTACAGCAAAATAGAGAGACAGCCATGACTTTCCTATGCCTGGATATGCAAGGAAGACTCCTAACTGCCCTGGCATGATCCCAGAGGGTAGGTAGTTATCGAATCCTGGGAGGCCAGTCTTGATTCCTAGTGCTCCAGCCTCTTGTTGTTTTTTAAGGTTTTCAAAATATGCAACAGCAGAATCTAAATCTGTCACATCAATATCACGAATTGCTGCTGTATTTTTTCTAAGTTCTGCCGTCTTAGTAATTAGAGACTCTAGAGCATCTAGACCCTGTCCACCCTGAACATCTGTTGCTGCAGATCTAATAATATCTTTTAGACTATTGGTTAAATATTCTGCCTGTAATTCTTCAAGATGATGCTTAGTTGCACCAACTCCGCCTATGGGTTCAAAATCTCTAAACTTCTCTACAACTAATTCTGTTGGTGGAACAGTAGCATTTGCCTCATAATATTTTCTAATAAACTGCCAGACATCGACATGAGTAGTTAAAATATTTTCTACATTGGCCTGAAGCAATACATGAGCCTGCTTATCTTTTAGCACGGCTGAGATTAATTTTGATTCTGTATTATTCACTCAACCACTCCTTAGCCTTTTGTCTGCGTTCTGATCGTTCTTTTATGTCTTTAGCATATTGCTCTTTTGCTTCCAGTATATCATGTGCCACATATGCAAAATGATTCCATGTTGGATTTTCCGTAACCTCAAAATAATATTCAAGAAGTTCGTAGCAAAGATCCATGCCGTAAGACTCGATGAGTGCATCAGCAGACCACTGTTCAATCCACTTATTATATTGTGGCTTCTGTCCTAGTTTAAACTGATAGTGTTTATCAAACCTACTCAACAGAGCCAATCGCTTCTGTTTGTCTGTCACACTAATTGCTTTCTTCTAGTTCAGCCTTTGCTTCTGAGATTTTTGCTGCGAGTTTATCTTCAACAAACTTATAAACACGCTCAAATGCTTGATCTGTATTCTCGCCATCACGCTTAGAGTCTACAACCCCAAGGTCAAGCCTTAAAGATTGAAAGTTTCCAAGATTTAGTGTATATCCAAGCGTTACTGATACTTTCGTATCTTCCATTTTCATACCCTTCTGTTAAATTGATTCTGACCAAATAGGAATAAATCGTCCATCTTCAGTCTTTGTATATGTAAGTATACCATCGCCCATTCTGCGTGTCAACTCAGCCTTTGTGGGCGTAATATCATTTGTTATTAAATTATCTTTTCTCGGTCTACCAATATGGTATGTAGCCAGTATATCACGGATCTCTCTAACTTGCGACTCCGAATAATAACTTCTTACTTGCCACCCTCTTGCGCCACCTTTTTGTGAGCCTGTTGGAAACGGAATAATTCCACGTTTCATTAATGAAGGCATATATTTTTTATGACGATTAACTAAATCAGCAGTTTCTCCGACAGTATACGCTCTTTCTCTTTTATTTTTAAAATCGCTGATTAGACAACTTTCTACCCTATCTTTGGTTATATTATAAATTGACATAATGCCATTTGATCTGTTATAATGAACCACCCTTATGAGATCATTATTTAAAAACCATACCTTTTTATTACCTGAAATTATAGGGGCGCTGTTGTAGTCTTCGCTCGTTCTATTTCCTTTTTTAGTAGCCATCTTCCTTCCTCCGAATCAGATGGTGGATGAAAAAAACGTCTTGATCCACATATAAAACAATATATTTCTAAATGAGATATGGAACTGTAGACTCTGTCTATCATCATATTTCGTAAACACTTTTTGCATTTTATCATTAATTAGGTATGCCGACGATAATTAAATTAACGCCGATAGAAACATCTCCAGTAGAATTAAAATTAACTACACCATCAACTCTTGAAGTAGTGATAGATTTAATTACAACGTGAACATTTCGTCCTGCCTCAGTTCCACCTATATTGACTGGGGTTGCTGTAACTATTGGAGGATACTTAAACTCTGGTTTAAATGGATATGAAAATGGATGCTGACTTCCTACACTTTGATTTCCACTTTTTACAACATCAACGTATCCAGCAATAACTCTTGTTTCAGAAATCTTAGCACTTTGAGATGTGAAGTTTGGAACATCTACTGTAACATACTTATAGATTGCTGGAGACACTTGAACAGAAAGATCATTAATTGACCTAACGATTTGATCTATATACGCAACGTCTATTGGTTGCCCTGGTTCTGGTGATGGTATTTTTGCCATAATTTCTCCTATCTAATTATACCAGATCGCCTTCGTTTTCAAATAAAATGGCATCTGCAAATCTTTCTAATGGGATAGTTTTTGCTTGAACAGCAACATGAACATATGTTCTTTCTGAGTTATATACAATAGAGTAGTTTGTTTGTGAAGTTTTACCATAATATTGCCATCCAGCATTATTCCATTTAACATAAATAAAATATTCTTCCATATTATTCTGTGGTTCCCAGGTAAGGTTAATTATCCTATTTGCAGTATCTATAACCATACTATTTAAAATTTCTGACGGAGTATCTTCGGTTACTATTTTATATGCTGGGGACCAATGAGACGTTCTATTTTTATCTTCTGATATAAGTCTATATCTAAGTATATATTTTCTGTTTTCTCCAAAGAATCCAGGAAGTTTGGCTTTAGGAATAATTACTTTTTTAATGCCTTGATCTGGTGTTGGCATTATTGCACATCCATTGCAAATCTAAACTCAACATAATTACTTGTGTTCGCAGCCTTGACTACTGTTTCAGCATTTGTATTTTTTAAAACAGTATATCCAGTCAAACCATATACTGGATTAGTTGTTGATATATTTTCAAACCTAACGGCATCAAGACCTATATAAAAATCAGATGATGCAACATTATTTTTAATTACTGTAGTGTAAAATTTAATAATACTGACATTATTCCAAGTGAATCCAGTACTCTTATAAAGTTCTTGTAATTGTTTTGTAATTACATAATATCGATTTTCTGAAAAATCATAATCGTCAGCAGACATCACAATTTCAAATCTAGCCCACTGACCATTTCCTGGTGAGTCACTTTCTGCAAATTCTAAAAGTATTCTTACCTCATCTGGAATAATTGATGGATCTGGATCTTTATTGATGATACAAAATGCTAACTTAACCTCATCTGTTGGTGCATTTTTATTAAAATCTAGTGAAGTTCCAAGTAGATGAATGTGGTTTGACCCTGTAGAAAAATCTAAATGATCGCCAGACACTGACAGATTAGAAAGATCTCCTCTTAGCATTACTACGTTATTATAAAACCTTGCTCTTTCATATCTAGCAATTCTATCAGAGTTAGTAAAAAGTCGATTGTCTGAATTGGTCTGAAAAGCCTTATATGTTTGATTTATAATATTGTCATTGTTTGAGCCATCTAATGGTTCATAAACAATTGGTAACTCTGTTGCAGTGCTCTCATTATGATATTCCCAGTTTTCATTTACTGTAAATGCAAAAAGAGATCTACTATCATAAGCACCAGCAGATGGATTTGCGCCTGCTGAGTAAATTCCAACCTCGGTTATTTCGTATCTTTCGTCTGTTGGCAATTCTGCCGTTAAAACTATCTTATTGCTTCCATTTTCATTTACATACCCTCTTGACGTAATTGGAACACGAAACATTTCAAAATCTAATGACTGTTTGGCAAAATAAGCAGCGAGTTCGGCCTCTGTAAAGTTATGGTTAGACGGTAGTGGCTTTGCTCCACAGCCTATGGCAAGATAAGACGCATATGCTGGCGCCTGCCCTATAAGATACTTTGCCAATATACCTTTGCCTATATTTGTAATCATTGATTCACCTCATATATTGTATCATCAAGTATCGAGCCATCTGCGACTATTGATACCTCTACCTGCTCATCTCTTGCCAAATTAACAACATTTATTACTAAATCTCCAGTGACTGGGTCAATATAAACTATAGCCCCCTCTGGCCCAGTCCCATACTCTGGTACCTTGGTAGAAAAATTAATTGGAAATTTTTTAAAATAATTATAATCTACATCTTGTAATGCTAAAATATTTTGGGGATTATATTGAAAGTATAAGTTTGTTAGATTTTTAATTGGCTGATACACAACATTTTGTCCATTTATAATATCAGACCTTAATATGTTAACTAACTCCTGACCACCTATATTTTCAAATATAAGGTCTGTCATTATTTCTATTGGAGTGGATTCGTCATCAAATAGTATAATATCTGGAGTTGCTGGCTTAATTGCAGAAGTTGCAGATCCTGACTGTGATGCAGTTCCTTGTGGCAAACTTGGAGTACTATTAACTGACATTACTATACCTCACTCAAATAGAGAACCATCTCTGGTCCCTGATATTTTTTATTATAGTCTATATGATAGACCACAAACCTTTTATCGCTTGATGCAATTATATCATTACCAAGGTCGTCCTTATAATTAATGTTTACAACATCACCCAACTGAATCATTGGATTAGCAAAAATTCTAACCCCCACGTTTTTCCTTGGTCTTAATATCTTATTGGTCATCCAAGCCATTAAATCATTAGCATCATCGTTAGATTGAACATATGGAGTCTCTAATGAAAATTCTTTTTTACCATATGTTAATCTGCTTGTTTTTATTTTATCATAATCAAGTGCAGCACGAATCGGAGATATTATGGTTCCGCTTTTGCTTAATTCTGGATCAGAAAAATTAGCATTTTTTGCAAAATAGGCATCAACTGTTAACTGATTAGTTGATTCTTGCGTAAAGGTAATTCCTTGAATTCTTAAATAATTTCCACTAGTTTCGTCTAAATTTAAAGATGTATCGGTAGCATTAAATACTAAAAATTCTGCCCCATATGAGCCTGCCCTAAATCCAGAAACTGTGTATCCTTTTATTCTATTGAAGGTTGGAGATAATTGAGCATATAATGCTGGATATGCCTTATCATATTTAACCTTTAAATAAGCCGCTTCTCTCATTATTGTACCAAATTCATCAAAATAAATATTAAAAGATGGTGGCTGTCCTGGATTAATTCCTGATAGATAGGTTGACTGAACCATGCCAGACATTGCATACTTTCTAAATGATTCATTTGCTGTTATGTGGTCATCGCCAAAGGCTGCTGATACTGGTGTTTCTAAAGAAAAAGAAGTATTTTGGCTATAGTTATTTGCCAATGCGTAAATATTTTCAAACATACACCTTGACCCACCACGAACAAAAAGAGCAACATTGTTATAAACAGGCAAAGGAGAAGAGTCATCAATAACCTTAACAAGATTATTATTAATATACAGATAAAACCTTCTCGTGCTTCCAATATCCTGATACTCTACGGCAAGATCATATACAGTTGGATTTTGTTCCCCCATCATTCTTGCCTGACCAGTAAATTTGCCGTCATCAACAATTATGTTGCTGAGTCCTCCCCACAGTTTAATAGGGATTGCCTTGCCCTCTGAGTTTGCATAAACTTTATAAAAAATAACATTGTGCAAATTATCTATGTCTGCCGAATATTCACTAACATTTTTTTCAGTTAGTGCAACAATTTCAAAATAATATCCTACGTTAGTACTCGGATTAAGCATCACTGCAATACCGCCAGACCCTCCAGCAATATTTAATTGTTGGTTAGGCTGAGTTCCTGGTAATACATAATAAGGGGTAGCATTTATTGGGGTCTGCTCTTTTGTCTCACTAACCTCAATTTTGCCTATAACTCTCATCCTTGTTCCAAAATGCTTATACTTATTGTTAAGTGGCTTATATTGATATGAAACAAAGTTTAATGGTGCCTCTGTAGTACTAAATGATGGTCCAGCCATAACTAATGCTGAAGATTGAACTGATCCAGCCTGTGTCGATTTATTTGTATTATTTTGTGACTCATTTAAATATGAATATGACAAAAAGTTTTTAATAATACTACTTCTAGTATTATCTTTTGCTTTTGTGTTATTTGCTCCAGCAACCCCCGTTGTCAAAGACTTTGACGCAATAGCAGAATTATCTAAAATATCTCCATTAGTCAAACCAAATAAATGCTTACTTTCCATATTAACACCACGAACAAAAGAGTCGCTCTTCCATTCATTGGATAAGCCAGCGCTGTGCTCAACAATCTCTGTGCCAAATTGTCCACGACCATGTGTTGTAACTGGTCCATTTTTCATTACAGTTATACCGTTAATGTCTTCATACTTTGGCTCCGCATATATACGAACAAGACCTGTTGGATAAATCTTTCCATTAAACACTAATTTTGACATATAGTCTTGGTACTCTTGGTTACTACTAATCCAGACATTCCCTACCGCCCCAACAGTTTGCGTTGTGTAGGATATGGTACCATTTAATTCTTCTTTAATAATATTTTTTTCTGCTCCAGGTATATTATACTGAACGGCATCAAATTTAATTATTTCACCATTTGCGTAAAGATATCCGTTATATCTTCCAAGCCAATATACTGCTTCGCCCAAGTCTATTACATTGTTAGTTAGTCTATTTCCAACTACCTCTGGAACTGCAGAGGTTAAATTTGAGTTTAGCGGAATCGCCGCTAAGTTATATGATGATTGATCACTTACCTCATTATTGATTGATCTTATATTCTGATCTCCAGAAACTTCCCATAGAAGGGCTGGTTTATATATCCAATTTTTTGCAGCGACCTCATTATCTATCATTGAGGCTTGCTTAATGCTTCCGTATGATCTTTGGATATATCTTGTGCTATAGTTAATTACCCCATCATTATATACATTCCTATCCTCAGATGAAATGTCTACAATGTTAGTCAAAGAAATATTTTTATTTTTATTCTCAATAACTCCAGAGTCTATAAAGTCGTCAGAACCACGCAAAGTTATGTCTATATCTCTTTGTGATACATCTGGCAACATATAATTTTTACTCATCATAACAAAATTATTATATTCATCAAAAAACATAGCAGTTTGACTAGAAATTGCTAAATCATTTAGTATTTCTGCAACTGTTTTGTCTGGTGGTATATAGAAAAAAGGAATAATTAACTCTTTTTCTCCATTGATCCGCTTAAAAACATAATTAGAAAAGCCTACAGAATCTAACAACAAAGAGATAGCATAACTCAAAGAAACATTGGTCACTAACATTTCTGGTGCCTTTAATGATTCAAAATAAAAGTATAAATCTCTAAGGGTTAAATCTACTTTCCTGTCAGAATGAGAATATGAGGGAAATCCTTCTGAATACATGGTTTTGATGGGTACAAAGTAATCATAACCATCTACATTAACAACAACATCATAAAACTTAATCTGGATGTTTTGAGAGGTATAAGGACTAATTATGCTATTAGTATTATTTTCATTAAATGAATTATTATAATCAAATATATTAATAGTACCAGTTGATGCCAGTAATTGTCCAACTGGCAAGCCACTTGCCCCTAAATCAGAGGCAGTCTTTGATACATCGAAACCAACCACAGTATCTGTAATATCGGCAGAAAGTCTTGGAGAAAGTTCAATAAGATCGAAAGTAGAGTCTACTTTGTTCATTGTATCGACTACAATTCTTAGCCCTTTTATATATTCAAATTCACGGAATATAGATCTTCCATCTGAATCAGATATAAATTTAAATGGGTCTACAAAATTTGTAACAAAATTTGTTAGTCTATCTACTGTTTCTTCTTCTAAAAGCCACCCATATTCTGGCGTAAAAGTTTCCCATGCGCTATTAAACCATATATGATAAACGCCAAGATCTTCTTCATTTTCCTTAATTAAATATGCATATCCGTTTATTGATTTTTCTGGCAGAAAATCTTCATGTGTATATTCTTCAGCACGAACAAAATAATCACGATACTTTTCAGGAACCTTTAGCCCATAAGATAGTTCTACATATCCGTCACTTTTAATAATCGGTGTACCATTTCTTCTTCTACTGCCAGAATTAAAACTAATAATATCCACCCAATTATTATTTTGTAGAGATTGAACTTTCCACTTAACTGGAGTTGTCTTATTTTGCTCTCCATACAAGGGATCTGAAAATGAACCAGAGGAGTTTGAGAAGGGACCCAGGTCAACTGAGCCAACATTTGTTTGCATTTTTATAATGACCCTATTAGATGGTACTGGGTTATCATACACAACAAATGGTGCGGCATCATCTATATACTGCTGCCCGTTCAAAGGCTTGTTTGCTATGCCCCTTAATGTACCACTATCTGTTCTAAAAGATGTCCAATATTTAAAGTTATCATTTTTGTCTGCCATGTAGTATCTGGGGCGATTAGACATGTTTAGATTAGAATGGTGTAGTTTTCTTCCTGGAAAATAAACAGCCTTATTAATTCCAGATCTTGGTCTAAATTTTTTAAAACAATCTTCTAGCGAATACAACATTTTATTTTTTTTATTTTGTGGAAATAAAAACCATGGCTGATCATTGTCTTCTGGACTAACTCCGCCATCTATTATGATATCGGCATCTGTTGCACCAGTATAGAAATTGCCAAGATCATTAACGTCAAAAGTATTTGGAATTATTTTATATTTATCAGATGAGTCTGATGATGGCCTATATCTATAGTTGCCAATTCTGAATATGTTGTTTGCTATATTCATATTCCATTCAGCGATAATGGCGGTTTGAGTTCTTATTGTTGAAGAACTCTCTAAATGTAATTTTAATTCTTCAGCCTGAAACATTATACCTCTTCCAGTGTTACACTTATATTCCAGAAATCAAAATTAGTTCCGCCACGCTTTACAACACTATAATTAAAATCAGAAAAATACATTTGTATTAATTGATTGTATTGTGGTAAATGTGCATATGGATTAGAGTCTTTATTAAAATTAGAATATTTATCATATGCAAGATATACCCAAAAAGGGCCTTGGTGATTTTCATACCAATCTAATATCTCAACTCCTCCTGCTCCACCATCTGTAGTGTATTGCAAATCAGCCCCCGTTGGGCTACCATATCCATTATGTGGAGAAATTCCAGTAGTTGCATTGAAATCTGGAGATGTAAAATATGATCTTGAAGGAAGCATATTCCAAGATGTATTAATAGTTAATTTATCTGCAACATGATATGATCTCATACGACCATTAATCATTCTTTCTCTTGTTTCTATTCTTGTTGGGGTAAAGTCAATAGAACTCCTGTTATCATCTGATAATATTAAAAATTGATCATAAACAGACTGATCAGATTCAGAACCTGGATCTTGACCTATCTCTAGCCCATTTGGTACATAAACACCGTTAATTAGGGTACCAGAATTCTCAGACCAAAGCATTGCCTGCGGTCTTTGATACTTTTTCCTACCAGACATGTATTGAGATGTTGCCATTATATACGTGCTCCCCTAAGTTTCTTTGAATCTACCTGTTTAATCTGTGTCATTACTGCTCTAGCAATTTCATCAGGATTAGCATCAGACTTAACATTTACGTTAATACTATAATTATACACTGAGTCGCCTGACATTTCTCCGCCATTTATTGCCTTCATAGTGTCTAGCCCATACTTTTCAACCGCATATCTGCTCATAACGAATTCACCTGGCGTCAACATTGCTGGAACAATATCACTACCTAATGGCCTTCCACCATTTGCAAAGTATTTTGCCTTAACTATTCCACCAGTTGACATGAATGTAAATCCGAAGTCTCCTCCGCCACCGCCAGAGTTGTTCCCAGTTGATCCGCTATTTCCATTATTGCCACCGTTATTGCCACCGTTATTGCCACCGTTATTGCCACCAGTATTCCCACTGCTGGTATAAACAGTATGAACATATTGTGTAATATTTTCAGTAATGTTTCTAATTTCATTAATGATATGTGTAGTTGTTACACTTTCTGGTATAGAATTGATGGTAGTTAAAATACTCTGCCAAGATGCGTCTGCTGCGGCTGCTGAATCTTCGGCTGCAGCCAAAGCAATTGCATAATCTTGTGCCAAAGCCTCTACGTCAATTAACTTAGTTATCGTCTCTTCCCACTTTTCAAGAGTCATTCCTGTGCTATCATCTAATGCAATCGCCTCATCAACTATTGATTGCAAGTATGTTTCTTGCGACTCCAACTCTAAGTCTTGTTTTTCTAGTGTAGCCAAAATCTTATTTTGATCTTCTAATTCTATTTTAATCTTATCAACTAATGCTTGTGCATCAGCAATTGCTTTTTCATTTAAAACTCTGGCTTTGTCAAGTTCTACTACTCTTTCTTTTTCTAGTCTAGTTATTTCTGCTTGAGCAGCCTGTAGTTGTTGCTCTAATAACAAACGTGCTGGATCATTTTCTAATCTATATATCTCTTGAGTTATTTGGAATTGACGTTCAGATATTTGCTCTCTTGTCATTCCAGATTCTGCGCCACGAAGTGCACCTAACTCTCTTTGTCTAGCCTGATCAAGCCCAGACATTTGAGCATTAAGCATAGACTCCGATGAACTTGCTCTCATTTCTTGTGCTGCACGGGCAGCAGCAGCAATATCGCCTTGAGACAGGGCATCTGCTAAATCTAATTGCTGTCTTTGGCTATTTGCAATATCTTGATTTATATCACTAACCTTTTGCAAAGCCTCAATTTGCTTGTCATATTTGGTATTAATTTTTTCTGCTAAATTATCCATAATGGCAAGATCATTACTTAACTTACCACTTTCTTTATTTAGTACAGTAATCTTATCATCAAATTGAGTTTTTATTTGCTCTTCTATAGAATCAATCTTATCTTTTTGAGTTTCAATTAATCCATCATATTTGGTATCGACAGCATCTAATGCCTTTTCTAAATTATCTTGAGCCTTTGATAAGTCGTCCTGTGCTGAGGAATATCTTGACTGAATATCTCTTGTCTTTAACTGAACAGCCTGCATTCTTCTTGCGAGTTCTTCTCTTTGCTTTTGAACTCCAGAAAGTGTCTGACCAGCAATATTAGTTGGGACTCCTGGGCCACCAGCAGAAGTAGCAAATCGTGCATTAACTTTTGCTTGCGCTAATTTGCCTACCTGAGTTATATTTCCAGTTAGAGGATTTTTTACAGTTTGAGCACCAAGTTCTCCAACTGTTAAGTTTGAGTATATGCTGCGTTTTGCAGAGAGAACTCTTTCTGCTGCTTCTTTTCCAGCCTGTGCCTTTTCTGCAAGATTTTTTTGCACATAGTCTATCACTATCTTAATATCAGAATTTGCCTTAATAGCATTAAGTCCATCTACAATCTCTTTAAGTCTATCTCTTGCCCCCTCTGCACCACTTTCATAATCTTCCATGGCAGCAATTGCTCCTGATAGTTGCTCTGGATCTCCTATCAAACTAGTTAATGCTCCAGATGAAAGGGTCATTCCTTCTTTAGACATTTTTTCAAAAAACTTTACAACATCTGGTATTTGTTTAATGTTTGCTTGTTGTTGTAAAGCATCTCGTCCGTTTGAGATTAACCCATTAATTCTTTGTCTAATTGAAACCTGCTTTGTTAATTCTGCATTTGTTGTTAATTCTTCCTTAGTTATTTGTCCTATTGCAATTTGCTGAGTCATATACTCATCTTCAAGAATTCTCTGAATTGTTAAATTATCATATCCAGCAGCAACTAACTTTCTATATGCTTGTTCTTGATATTTAATATTATCCAGTGTTCTTTGTTGTGCAACATTAAAGTCTCCAACTATTGCAGCATCAAGTCCTTTTTCATATTTCTTAGCCTGAGAACTTAGAACAGTTTGTCCAACTTTAATGCCTTTTTCTTTTTTACCAGTAAACGGATTAACATTTTTCTTTGTAGCAGTTTTAACATACTTAGCCTGCTCTTTTGGATCCATGCCAGTAACCCAGTCTATGAATTGTCTATTCATATTCATACCCATTAATTGCTGCTCTATACCCATAAATTTATTTTTTACTGACTTAGAGCCTGATTTTGCTAATGCCTTATTTAATTCGCCAAGTCCTCCAGCAGCATTTATTGCTGCATTTCTAACATTCTTTAATCTTGTAAGCAACCATTCATATGGATCTTCTTTTTTGCCTCCACCACCGTCATCGTCTGTTATTTTAGATTCTGCTGATGCAATATCTTGGTTAACCTGCTGCATAGTTCTTGCTCCAGCAAGTTGCTGCCTTACAGATTCTCTGGCTCCTTCAGTTGAGTAATATCTTTGAACCGTGTCACCGCCACCTGCTGCTGCTACCCTCTTTTTAATTTCAGCATCTACGTCACCCTCTGTAATAGTCTTATATACAGTTACATATTCTTGTAGCACAGTCTTTTTAGTTTCATCTGGTAGATTTTCCCATTGATCCCATAATGGCAGAATTCCGTCTAAAGATACGCCACCAACCTCTTTCATTTGAATTAGGGCTGTTTTTGTAATAGGGGTTTCAATTTGCTCAACAGCCTCTAAAGATTTTGTCAAATCATTAAGTTTAGCAAGAGGATCAATCTCATTTCCATCTGCATCTTTATTAGAGAAAAATGTGTCAATGTTTATTTCTTTTCCAGCCATTTTTTGTACCAATGCTATGGCTGATGCTGTCTTGTCAAATTCTTTAGGATCTTTACTCATAACATCAACTAAAACTTTTTTGGCTACTTCATTTTCAACTCCACCCAAACCATTGATTAATTGTGTGACCGACCCTGGATCATGTTTAGTTAATGCAAGATCTAAAGTTGTTTCTAGACCTTCTTCATCATCTCCAAAAATTTCAATTATTCTTTGTCCACTTTCTACCCCAAGATCGCCTGCAGCAACTATTGTTTTAATCTTTACTTCTAGTTCTTCTGACTTTAGTCCTGCCGATTTATCTAAAAATGAATCAAGAAAAGGATTGCCCTCATATTTAGTTTTTACTTGTGCATTTAGAGAATCAAAAAATGCATTCTTTAAAGAAGAATTTTGACTTGCAATATTATATGTTTTAAGTTGATCATCTAAAATTTCTTTATTTTTTGCCCTGAGTGCCTCTAGCCCAGATTGCCTTCTTTTTTCTACATTCTCTATTTCATCATCAATTTTCTTTTGTTTTGCCTTATCTGTAGTTGCTGCCTTTTGTGCCTGCAACTTTTTAAGTTCAGTATCATACTGCTTAGACAATGAGTCTTGTTGAGCCAAATTTAATTCAAGATTTTGAGTATTAATTGCTGCTAGTTGAGAAGACATTTTATCATAGTCTGTCTCAACAAACATATCTGTAATCCACGCCCATGAATCTTGATTGATACCACTCTTAGCAAATTCTTCCATCAAATTCTTATTTCCAGATTGTGCAAGATCCATTTGTGCCTGAACCAAGTTCATTCTAACTGTTAAAGGATCTGTAATTAAATTCTGCCCTTCTGGACCAATAAGGTCTAATAGTTGGCCACTAATTTGAGAAATTAGTGTTGTATTATTTAGTTCAATTCCAATTTGTGACGCAACACTATGTGCTTGCTCTGCAGTCATAACTCCATCAGACACATATGCTGCTAACTGTACCGATATTGCTTTAACAGCATCTATACCGCCCAAAGTTAGATTCTTTTTAAACCCTTCAAAAACTGATTTTCCTACTTCGCTTTCTATAAATGTTTCGCCAAATTGCTCTTTTCCTCTTTCAAAACCAGTGGTATACCTATCCGCAGCAGAGGTTTGTCTCTTTCTAGAATATATTTCGCTGGCCCCGACCTTATTTGTAAGTTGTCCAACCTGAGACATTTTTTCAGTTGTAGCGGTTATAGAATCAACATATTTAGATTGAGACTCTGCTGCTTTTTGTGCTGCCTTATCTGCTAAATAAAATGCTCCAGCAGCAGCAGTTACACCAGTGACGGCCCATCCAACTGGCCCCATGCCAGCAAGCATTGGAGCCATACCAGCCACTGCTGAAGCCCCCATAAGCCCCATACCCATTCCAGCATTGCCAGACATCATTGCAGCCATACCAGCAGTTCCTAGGGCCATTGAGGCCCCTCCAGAGAACCTTCCTACCTTTTCTTGCCTGATTGCTTTACGCTCTGCTCTTTCTTGTTTTGCTTTTTGCTTTTCGCTAATCTGTTTTGTTTGACGATTACGTATTTCTTCCCTGTCTAATTGAGCCTTCTTTCGTGCATTAGCAGCAGCCAATTCTTCTTGTATTTTTACTTGTCTAAATCTTTTTAGAGCATCTCTAATTTGTTGCTCTGTAAATTTATTTTGAGATCTCAACAGTCTTTGTTGATCCTGAACAGCCTTCTGTACACGACCTTGAGCATTTTTACTAAGTCTAGGATCTCCACCTTCCCTGCCAGGCATGACAAAAGGAGTTCTTCCTGCAAATGCACGGGCCTGTCCTGCAGTAGCAACTCTTCTTGTAGCAGTTTCTGTAACTACTCTTCTATCATTTGTATTACCTGTATCAGCAACAGCGCCTAGAGGCCTACTTCCTGTGTTTGAAATATTTAATTTAGTAATTGCTCCAGTTTTTGTATCAACCATATATTCTTTATTTGGATTAACCAAAACATTTTGAGACTTTGCGGGACCACTTGGCAAATTAAACTTAGGTATCCATTTATCATAATATCTAGTTCCAAGCCTATCATCAATTAATTGTGCCAATGCTCTTGACTGTCTAACCTGTCCTAGGTCTGGGAACTTCTTTGGCTTTCTTGGTTGCTTATTTAAATAATCTTCAGCAATCATATCAAGTTGTGTTGCAGAACGAACAAGCCTAACCTGTGCTTCTGTTGTTGGATGAGTTTGAGTTGACATAAAGTCTGCAGCACTTCTGAATGTTTTAATTTGATCTCTTGTTAATCCTAACGGATTCTTATTTTGGTCGTTCCAATCTAAAATATTTGTGGCTCGTTTTTCAGTATTCATGTAGTTATTTAATAACCTGGCATCAAATAATGCAGTACCCTTAAGCCATTTTTCTGCACCTCTTCCAGATTCACCAGTTTTTGATATATGAGAAAGTTCTGGTCTTAACTGATAGGCAATCTCTTTATCTGTGTATCCAAGAGCCTTCATTGTTTCTTTAACGGATCTTAGTGGGTCAGTCTTTTTCCCTTGTGCAGCATTTTCTTCTTTAAATCTTTTTTCTTCTGCACTTAAAACTTTATACAATAAAGAATCTTTTGGTATAGACTGTTTCCATCCACCACTCTTTTTATCAGTAGGACTCATATCAAATCTAAGTTTTGATACAGTCATTTTTTTAATATTAGAGAATTGACCATCTTTTTCTAAAAGCCCAAGTCTGTATAAAACATTTTTCCTGACTTGCTCGTATGTCTTTCCTGCAGATGCTGGAGTAGTTCCTGCCTCAATAGACTTTTTATCATAATATAATCCATCTTTATATACCATTTCATCTTTAACAAATTTGAGCAAATCATGCTGTGTAACATTATTTATTTTCTTTTTACGTAATAAGTCTGTGATTAAGTCATACTGTTTAGGATTAGAAGTTTTTAATTTTTCTAATTCATCGACTGAGTCTTTTGCCAATCTTTTTACAATTGTATCTATTTGATTTTTAGAAGTTGGATCTGACTTTAATTCTTCAAAATTGCCCAAGGCAAACTTTTTAGTTTGAGCATCTATAACATCTTGATATGTTTTTTTATTTTGACCGACCTCAAGTTTTTTAATTGACTCTCCAGCCTTAGAATGAATTGAGTGTAGTTTTGACCAATCTACCTTTCGTCCATCCTCTAGCCTCTTTATCATATTTTGATAAACTATTTGTTCTGCTGGATTTAAATCAAATTTTGCAATAGTATTTTTTAGTCTAGGAAGGACTCTATCAATTTCCTTAATAATTTCTTCATTATACTGTTTAGGACTCATTTTTGCTGCTATGCCAGATGTCTGTTGTGCAAAAAACTTCTTTGCCCCACCTTTTACGCCAAGGAGATTAATCATTGCCTGCTCTTCCATAGATGGTAGGGCTTTGGCAAAATCTCTAAATCCAGATGCTCTATCAAATACACCAGCAGTACCAACATCTGCCAACACTTTGCCAGACACGTTTGACTGAGATAAGTCTTTGTCTGCTCTTAATGTAGATGCAACTAATTGAGAAATCATATCCTTTTTAGTAAATTTGCCAGTTGCTTCAGCAATTCTTGGGTCGTAAGGAGATTCTAAAACAATTATTTTTCTTTTTCCTGTTGCATCTGTTGGGTCAATCATAGTTTTTATTGACTGTTTTGGAGCAATTAATCCATGTGCCTCTCTTGCTATTTGGGTAGCCCTTAATTCTGCTAAAGCAGTCTTTTCATCCATTGTAGGCTTTACTACTACTAGTTCTCCATTAGGCTTTCTATATACCCCGCCAACTCCACGGATCGGGAAACTTCTACCAGAGAATGGCTGGATTAATGTTCCAAAGTCTGTTGGCGGCATGGAACCAAATTTGCCAGACTTGACCGTTTTATCTATTTGATCTGCAATCTGTCTTGATTGAGTTACATCTTTAAAACTTTTTGGCATTCCAATATTTATAGCCCCAGATTGCTTTATTGGATGTGCATTTCCCCACGGAAGCCTTCCAGCCATAAATCCTGGAACTTTATCTTGGAATATAGCAGTAATTAGTCCACGATATTTCTTTGCTCTATCGGATGGAATAACTGCTTCTTCTGGTGACAGCATTGCAGGAACAACATCTCCAGCGCCTTTTGGACCTGGAACACTAATAATTCCGTCTTCGTATCCCTTTGGAGACTTTGGAAGTTTGGAAACTGCTCCTGCAGCACCACGCATACCTCCAGCAAAAAGGGCTGGATTTTGTGCAGCCATATTTCGCATCTGAGAACTTAAACTGCTATATGCTGCTGCTAACTGTAAAGCAGCAGACTTTTCAACATTAAATATTTCAACTAATCTTGTATGCGTATTATGCAATGCCTGGCTTGCTGCTTGTTGCTCAAGTTGTTCCTGTGTAACATAATTAAAACCAGCACCCAAGATATTTGTCTGACCATTTAACTTGGCTATGCCTCCACGAATTGTCGCAAATAATTTAATTAAATTTGCCAAACCGTTTGCCAGCAAACCAAAAGTCATGAGAACTATTGGGCCTAAACCAGCAACAACACCAACAATGATCGCTATTACTTTCTTTGTGTTGTCACTTAACTTATTGAATTTTTCAAACAGACTGCCAAAAAATTTAACAATTGGAGTAACTGCTTCAAGAAATGCCTTTCCTAATGGCATAATGTCTTGTTTAAATTGCTCTACAGCAGCCTGGAATTTAACGCCTACTGACTCCTCTACCTTCTTCATTTCTCGCTCAGATAGAATTGCCAACTCTTCTACGGATGCTCCTGCTAAATCAAATGCTCTTGCTGCCTGAGTACCCTCTTTAGTTACGTTTTGGAATAGTGTAGATAAACGAGCAAACTGGAATTTACCAAATAATTGTTCGATTGCACGAGCACGGTTTAATGGATCTAAGGTGTCTAGTGCTCTTGCAAAACCAACCACTGTTGCTTTGATATCACCCTTGTTAGCCTCAACAATTCCTGTAATATTAATACCCATATCTTTGAGCATTGCGCTTGCTTTTTTAGTTGGGTTAATTAATGATGCGAGACCAGACTTTAAAGCGTTTGCACCTTCTGAGGCATTGATACCACCTTCCTTCATTGCTGTAAGGAAAAATGCTAAATCTTCTACAGATCCACCTAGTTGCTTAACTACAGGAGCAGCCTTTGGAATAGCAATAGTTAAATCTTCGATAGAAACAACAGTTTGGTTTTCTACTGCGTTCAAGAAGTTAATTTTTTCTGCAAGTTCTTCAGTTGAAAGACCAAAAGCATTTTGCAATGATATGGTTGTTTCAAGAGCCTGTTGCTGTTCTACCTGACCAAGCACGGCTAATTTTGTTGCAGTCTTAACTTGTTCCTCTAATGCTCTGCCAGAAAAACCTGCTGCTGCTGCGGTGGCAGCCATCTCTACGGTATCTTTTACTGCAACCCCATATTTAGTAAATTCGTCTGCAAGTTTCCTTATATTTTGTACTGCAGCCTCAACCTCAGTATCATTTGTAAAGGCATCACCATAAACACGTCTAAACTTTAATGTAGCCTGCTCTAATTCTCTAAATGCTTTAGAAGCATATCCACCTAACATCATAAGTGGTATAGTGAGACCGACCATTAACTGACGTCCAGCCCACTGAGTATTCTTACCAAAATTTAAAAGTTGAGTAGAACCCTGCTTTAATAACTGATTTAAGAACTGCTGTCTTTGTGCTGCATACTGTATTCTTGTTCCAAGTTCTGTAAATCTTCCATTTGCCATCATCAATGTTCTTGGCATAACACGCATTGCGTCAATAAACCCACCTTGGGCTTTAGACATTTGTATGTACTGCGCCTGTAATGCCTTTACTCTGTCTCTACGAGCACGATTTATAATTTCACGTTCTTGAGCAAAAGCCTTGCCTAGAACTCTTGTATTGGCTGTTGCTGCAGCCATGCTGTATCTATAATATTCACGTAAAGAAAACTTATTTTTTTCTAAGGCGGTTGTAAACGCCATGGTGCTTGAGGCAACTTTTGCTTGACTTACTGCAAATTTACCAGTGGCACCTATTGCTTGAACTAGTTGAGCGTTGAGACCTTTTTGTGCGTTAGCAGCAGCGAGGTTGCCCTCAGCAAGTGATTGATGAAACCTGCTGAGGCCTGCCTGCAACCTACGTAACTGTGCTAATGCGTCGGCAGTATTAAAGTTGATATTAATGTTAGAATTTACATCTGCCAACTCTCAAGACACCTCTTTTATTTTTTATTTACCTAGCGAACTAAGCATTGCTCCTGCATCTGCGTTTTGGATGCCAGATGCTGCATCTACTATTTCATATACAGTTGGAAGATCAAGAAGTTCTTCTAACTGCTCTTTGTCCTCTGCAAGTTCTGGCTTATATTGCTTCATTGCAATTTGTACGCATTCAAGCAGAATATCCATTGACTTATCGTTATCATCGCTTACTGATGCAAGATCAGCAAACTTTACCATAAATGGTCTAAGCAAAGACAACTTCAAAGGTCTGATTGCTATTTCTGTTCCATCTACCAGCGTTACTGTTTTTTTATTGGAAGGCTTTTCGGCCATTATTCCTCCTTAAGGTTAGTGAAATAATTATACCATAGACGGCTATTTATTTTGGGTTAGATCTTCATACTCAAGACCCATACCTATTCCAAACCCTGCTTTTTGTGCATTTACGCCTTGTAGGGCTAATACATCTTTCGCATTTGCTGCCTTGCCCTGACTAAACACTCTTGCTTTCATTTCTTGCCATGCATCCTGTTTGCCACTTGCTTTATCTAAATCTACACCCTGCATTGCTGCCAAAAACTTTTTATTTTGATAATCTAAATCTCTTTTTATTTTTAATGTTGCTGTTAATTCTGGCATAGACATAGAAGATTCTAATTCATCGTAATCTTTCCAAATTCCAAGTAAAAATACTTCTGACTCTAATTCTGCTAAATCCAACTCATCCCAAGAAGACCCACCCTTTTCCGCCTGCTCTTTTACAGGTTCTTCAGATTTATCATTTATTTTTATTCCAGCAGAGTATTCTAATATTTTATATATTGTTGGCATGTCTATATTATCTTCTAATTCTTCTTGTGTTTTTATTTCTGGGCAATACTGTCTCATCATAATTGTAGTGCAAGAACATAAAGCATCTATTGCTTCGCTATCATTTTTTGCAGCCTTAACATTTTGAAATTCTTGCATAAATAACTTAAGATATTTTATTTTTAACGGTGTAATATATAACTCTCTACCATCCATCAAGGTAACAATAGTATTATCATAAATCTGAGTAGGCATAAAACCATTATACCAAACAGAAAAGCCCAGCCAATTAAGACTGGGCTATCTGCTATTAAATTGTATTATAGAGAACGATCTACGATTTTACCGTAGGATGCGTTATCATTTGGTAGCAAACGGAATGAAACTTCAAACATTGTAGCCTCATCACGCTTTGCACCCACTGTTACGCTCTCAATTGAGAGTGCACGATATGCGACGTAGATTCTTTCAATCGAATCTGAGTCAGCACAATCGCCAGTTCCTGGACCAACTGCAACCAAACCACGCTCTACTGGACATTCGCCAATATCGCCTGCTGAAAGATTGAGTGTTGGATTACCAGATACCGTTGTGAGATTTGAATCCTTGCTTGCAAGTGCGAACAAAAGATTTTCCAATGTTGCTTCAGCAAATGTGGTATTTAGGTTAACCTGCATACCTTGCTTGAACAACTTGGCAACGTCAAGAACCTGATCAACCTGTACTTCGCCGAAGTCTGGTTGGAACTGAAGTTCAAGACCGTTCATTGTATAACCAACGTTACGGAAGCCTTCTTCTGTGGAAAGTGTTTCCTTGTAAGAAGTTCCTGCAGTGTACCCTGGTAGAGCACCTGCTTCTGGTAGTGGACCTGCCTCATACGTAAAAAGTGCTGCTGCACCTACGATGATTTGGGTACTATCTCCACGTGTATATGCCATTTAATTCACCTCTTTTTTTCTATAGAAATAAAAGGCGTGTTTCCTCGCTATAATTATACAGGCCTTTTATGAAATTATTGTTCCATTATATTTTAATGGGTCAAGAAATCCCGTATCAGGATTTTTATGGCCCATGGTATGGTAATCAAAATCTATAATTAATTTGTTTCCAGCATAGGTCCTGGCTGTACCAAAATCAATTATATCTCTTGTTTCTTCCAATTGATATATTTTAATATCATGAAAATATATAGGTAAAAATTGTTTATTATCAATTTCAAATAACTTATTCGTGGATAGTTTTCCCTTTATCCAAGAATTAAGTTCTTGTGCTGATTCATCTCCTCGATCTAGAAGGTCCTGAACTCTTTGAGTATGTTCAATTAATAATTCTGGGTCTCCATCTACCTTATAAAAATAATATAGCAATTGTTCACACTTAATATGTGGAAAGGGTCCCCTACGCATTTTAAACATTCTATCAAAAACTGCAAACATTCCGTCTGGGAATGATTCTGTCAAAGAATGTATGTCCGTAGGCATCGTGGGGAAAAATGGCATTGCCTCTCTGCCTGTCATTGGTAATTTTTCTTTTAAATATTCATTTATAAAAATTGGAGGATAAGATATTGTCATAGTGCAACTCCTGCATTTGCTACCCAGCGATATCCTGTCTTAATTCCTACAGATCTACCGCCACGCTTTCCAGCATTTAGATTTTTACTGTAAACTTTTGGATAATTTAAGTAATTTTGTAGTCCACTTGCTCGTAAAAATGATTGTCTAAAATATACATTAAAGAAGTTATTTATTGCATTTTCAAATTGTCCCTGTGTGTTTCCACCTGGATTTTCAACACGAACTTCTCTTGAAGTATAAATTTCTTGACCGTCTATCTCAAATTTTAATGCTTTTGCTTTTTTAGGTTTTATTGTTACGGCTATGCCATTTTCCATAATTGATGCTTTATTGTAAAAAGGAACACTGGATCCTTTTTTAATTGATTGTGACTGCTTAAGCGTTGTTTTAAAAGTAATCCCAATATTACTAATCGTATAATCTACATCAAAAAGCCTTGATTTTGGACTTCCAGTTTGCTCCCACTCATATATATGATGCAGTAAATCTGGCGACATCCTAGCATTTGCGTCAATAAACTGAGACGCTAACTCTGCAATCTTTGGCCCAAGAGATAGGTATAAAGCCTTTTTCCCTCTCTGTACACCGTCAAGAAATCCAAAAGAGTAATCCATTATCTTATTCATTTCCATTTTAAACCTTTTAGAATCCACAACTACTCTCATCAAACATCTACCGCCTGATTCTCTGATCTACGAATAATTAACTTATAATATTCAATATTTCCAAATGGACCAGTAAATGGGTCTTGTGTGGCAATTTCAAATATTGTAGATTTGCCTGCACGTGGGCCAGAAGTCTCTAAGTAAATTTCATTACAATTTTTATCACGAATATTAGTAATAATAACATTTGTTATAGAATTTTTAGCCTCTAAACTTGAAATACGAATATCTGTTTTTGCACGTCCAAGAAGTATTTTATCTTGAGTGATATTTATATTTGGAAGTACTTCTTCCTTAAATGCTGTGCCTGCTGCATTAAACGAACATGCAATAGTTCTGTCCAATATCCAAGTTTTTTTAATATTTCCGTAAGCGCCTTGTTCAACTATAGGATGATATATATCTGCTTGCATTGGGAATGCGAAGTCTGGAGTTTCGCATATTACCATTATAGTACTCCGACGAACTCAATTGGTTTTCTATACTTGTCAAGTATTTTATCTACTATTAAATTACCTGTACCTTGGAATATAGCCTTATCAAACTGAATTCTAAACTGATCTGTATTATATGCGCTGATATATCTCTTATAATAATCTAATTTACCACACTCAATATCATGAATTAACAGTTCAGTTGCCCTCTTAATATCCTCTGGAACTTTGTTATAGCCTACTTCAAGAGTAATCCTGTAGTCCCATCCTTTTGGAAATCCTCTAGCAGAATAATCTAACTCTGCAATATCTGTTGGAGATGCTGGCAAAAGAATACGTGCAGATTCATCTCTATTGATTGCATCTGAATATTTCATTGTTATAGCAGATCCATCTGCAATAATTTCAAACTCTGATACTGCATTTTCCAAATCAGATTCATCATATAGCAGCACGTTATTTTCATAAACCTTAACAACCTTTTTAGCATCTACCCAAATTGGAATATAATCTACACCTAGGCCAGTTGTCTCTAAAACTTTTTTCTTATAATAAAATTCTACATCGCATACGGAGTCTATGATTGCTCTTGCTAATTCTTCGTTACTAGCATACGCTGCGATTTCACTTGCTGTGCTACCATGATCGTTTGGATTGACATATGGACGTACTACATCTACATATGTGTCTTCTCCGTCTACCGTGACTTTATATTGAGTATCGTATTTTGAAGAAAGTGGAATAACAACCTTTTTAAAGGTGTCTGAGGTGGCTATGCCAATTATTTCTGAAGAGTCCGCCATATCAACAATTGTGTAGTTATATACTACACTTGCTGAAGAAACATCAAGTGTAACACTTAAGTCATATGGCGGAACTCTCAAAATTTGCATTTAGCGACCAAACTCCTTGGCTACTTCTTCTGGGGTGGCCATGCGAACGTGATTTCTTGTCAACCACTTTTCAGCAGCAGACTTTGATACAATATTGTATCCACGATATACTTTGCCTACACCAGACCAACTAACATTCTTTGTTGAATGAATGGCAACTGTTTCTTCTTTTGCTGCCTTTGCAGCAGGAGCAGCCTTCTTAACTGGTCTTGGCTTATCAGCAACACCAATTACGCCATTAGCAACAGATCCAATACCTTGAACTGTATCAGAACTTGGTCTGCTAAAGTCTGATGTAGTAATTGCATCTACAGCCTCTGGTGCCTCAGTTACTGATGCCTGAATACTATTTTCGGCTGCAACTTCTTCAACCTTAGTCTCTGGCATAGGGGCCTCAACAACTGGTTCTGCAATGACTGGTGACTCAACTGAAGTTTCTGGAGCAACAGAACTTTCTACTGCTACTTCACTTACTTCATTATTTAAATTATTTTCTTCCATTATTTAACCTCCTATGTGAACTATTATAACAGAATACTAAAGATAAGAGGGGGAGGAGATTTCGCCCCTACCCCCTCTCAAAAGGTGCTATTTACAGATTAATCTGCTGTAGCGTCTGCCCATGCAATAGCGTCTTCTTCTTCCCATTGAATACCGAAGCGAACGAACACAGTATATTCAATTGTGTCCTTCTTAGCAACATATTCACGGTTAACGACGATATCACGCTGGAAGCCCCATACACGGTTTTGTGGGAATGTCAAATCGACATAGCCATCTGGGTAGTAAGGAACTTCTTGGACATCAATTCCGAGGACACGAGTTGTACGTGCGCCACCGAAAGTTTGGCCTTGGCCATCAAGGTATGCCTGTGTATTTGCATAGGTATTACCATTCTTACCAAGTGCCTCAGCGATTGCATCAGACAATGTACCATTATTCTTAACGATACCTGCGAATGCATCTGTACCTGCATAGAACTTAAGATTGTTCTTAAGTGCACGGTACTTACGTGGCATGGCAAGGATAATCTCTTGCATTTTTTCTGGAGTCCAGGCATTGTCAGCAACAGTGATTGCTGCCTCATGTGAGTCTCCATTTGTCTGGTGCTTCTTGATGAAGCCAGGCATAATTGAAAGGAATGGTGCTGTTGTACCATCACCATTGATAGCAAGATCTTCAATGTCATTAGCGAATGCATTTGTCATCAAGCGAACGAGATGATCTTCTAATGCAGCCCCCTCGACATTGTCTTCTAGTGCTTCAGCAGAAACTTCCCAATCAAGACGAATCTTCTTGGTTGTAAGTTCTACCTTAGAGAACTGAGCGCCAGTGTTTGTGTAGTCACCGATTGCCTGTGAGGCTGCACGGATAACACGTTCACCAACATTGATCTTCTCAAGTTCCATGGTGTTTGCTCTCATCGTCACACGACGACCATCTTGGGCGAGAACGGTAGCATCCCAAACGTAGTCAATAAAACGACGTGCCTGTTCAGGGCGTAGGATTCCGCTTGCAGCATCACCCGAAGGGTTAACGGCATTAGGACCAGTGGTAACACCAAAGTTAGCATTAGGGATGTTGCCAAGTGTATTTGCACCTGGATCTGTTACACCACCAACGCCACCTGAAGCGAAAGCGCCTTGTCCCTGGTATAGACCAGGTGCGGTTCCGCCTAGTTCGCCAGTTTCTCCTGGCTGGTTTTTCTTAATCTCTTCCGACATATTGTCACCTCCTAAGTGATTACTTAATTAAATAAGTCGGCTGTTTTGAGGAAACGTCCGCCCCATAGGGATTTTTCAACCATTGCTGGTTGTTCCTGTACGATCTCGCCTAGATCGCCAGACTTTCGGAATGCTGTATCTGCTTCTACTGCGTCAACACGCTTTCCAAACTTGTCAACTTGCTCAACTGTTGCAGCAATGTCTTTGGCGACTGCTTCCAGTGAACTCTTTACTGCATCTGTATCAACCTTTGTAGACTTAAGCATTTCTACCTCTGCCTGCAAAGACTTTACAGTTTCAACTAAATCGCTAAAGGCTGATGTAAGTGTATTCTTGATTTCTGCAATTGATTCAACAATTACTTCATCTGATTTAGATACTTCTGTAGCAACCTCTGCTGCTGGCTCTTCGACTGATTCATCAGCCTTAGCAACCTCTTCTGTTGCTGGTGTCTCTTCAGACTTTTCAACAGTTTCTTCGGCTACTGCAGTCTCTTCAGACTTTTCAGTAACTTCGGCAACAGGAGTTTCAACTACTGCATCTGCCTCTGGAGCGATCTCTTCTGACTTTGCAACTTCGACTTCTTCAGTCTTTGTTTTTCTTGCCATAGGATTATCCTCCTTTGTTATCTTAGCATCAATGCCTTTAGCACTATCTACTAAGAATTTGACTATATCCATTTTTTCGTTGTCTTCTTTTTCAACGAAACCTATATTCTTCATTTGATTTCCAGTAGTTGGGCTAACTGCTGTTTCTTCTTCTGATACCATAACTAATCCAGATTCCTCATCATAAAAAACATTTTCTAATGCTACGTCTTGTCCTTTAACAACTTCAACGCCATCAACTTTTTCTACATGCATAATATTTGCAAATTGATTTGCTGGGGAATCTACAAGACTCAACTCAACCAAATCATAATCCTTAATAATTCTAATTGTGGAATCTGACTTCTCATCATAACCGTCATCCCACTTATTCATACGACCACCAATAGAAAATCCTGTTAGTGTACCGTCCAAAACTTTTTCCCATGTATCCTGTGCACCCTTTGATACATATGCTGAAACAAAAACACCAGAATAAAACTTTTTAGATTCTGGATCGAAATATCTATCTTCTTTAAAATTAACCATTTTGCCAACAGCAAGTGGTTGATGCATTTCACGAATGTTTCCACGGAATTTTGAAAATGCTTTCATTGATGCTTCTGCTGTAACAATGTCACCTTGCTTATCAATGTTGTCAAGAGATGCGAAACCTGAGACGATACGTCTCTCCTTATCAACCTTCGCAAATGGAAGGGAAAGTCTTACTGAGTCCCCACTGGTATCCCAATGGGCTTTTGATATAGTCATACTAGAATATATTATAGAGCCTTTTTATACGAATGTTAACAAAATGTGAATAATTATGTGGATAACTATTCGGTAGCCCGACCTTCACCTTTTGGGTTTCTGCCATTGATAGTGGCAGCACCGTCAGACTGATTGTTCAGTCTCTCTCCATCCCGCTCACGATCAGAATTATCTGCTGGTTTAGGCTGGAAAGGCTCATCCCCTCCTTCCCTTTGCGGGAGTCCAAGAACTGATCTTGCTTCGTTAGGAAGCATGACTTGGCTTTTTACATATCTCTCAAGAATCTGTGATTGTGCTATTTCGTCAGTTAAGGTTAACTCTTTAAACTTTAGAACTAATACATCTGTTTTTTCTTTAATAATCTTATTAATAATTTTTTCAAGTTCTCTTTGTGCTGGTCGAGACACCTGCTCCTTAAATGTACGATCCTGTGCTAAGGCTGCTGCAATGGCTCCAGAATCGCCACCACCAATTTTTGAAAGTGGAACCTGATGTGCAATTAAAATATCATCACGGTTTTGCTTACGGTATCTTTCAAACGAACCTTCTTGAACCCCATTTTCAATTGGCTCCATCTTAAATTCAACTTTATTGTTATCAGTATCTCCAGGAAGTGGGATATAGAGGGTTCTATGTGATTGCCCCTTAAGACCTGTTTGTAAAAACCTAAACATCTTATCTTCAGCATCCCCAGAAAGTTTTGCGCCCTTTAACGTCACAACATAACGAGGGACAGCCTTATTACTAAAGTAGTCGATGTTATATTGTGACGCTAACTGGTCTCCATGGAGCGATGTTATTGCCGACATTATATCTGGTACACCATAAAAAGTATTTAAAGGCGAATACTGTTTAAAGTGTATGATTTCATTTGGTCTAGGATCCGATGTTACTGGATTTGGATTCTTTGCACCAAAATTCCTAAAATAAACAACCTTGCTTCCGATAATTTGAACGTATCCATCACGCAGACGACGTACACGCATAGTTGTGGCTGGAATATGACCAACATACCCAATCTCTCCACGTGTTGTTCTGCCAATTTCTAGATATCCATTTCCAATTGCCTGAACATCTGTATAAACCTTCATCATTGTTGTAGTGAATGAATCATCATCATTTAAAGACTCTAACCATTCATGCATTTCTATTTTTGCACGTTCAATTCTGTTTCTTGCTCTATCTACTTGACCCTTATCCTTATTTGACTCAAGTCTTAACATTGTACTTGGAGAAACTTCAAAGTCATACCCAAGCCCAACTATATTTTCAACCTTTGCATCAATGGCTGCGTGGTTTGCAAAAGATGTATCGTAATAGTTAGCAAGTTCATAAACATTCCATGGTGGGGTAATTACATCAAATAGTCCATAGCCATTTCTGTATACCGTTCCAGGATTAATCTCTTTTGATTTTGCATCTCCCAAACCATGCTGTTCTGCTCTTGCGCTATCAAGATATCCTTGGCTTGGGTCGTTTGCACTTGCTTTTTCTAAAAGTCTATTAACTCTTCTTTTAAAATTATTATCTATACCATTATAGGACTTTAACTCTGACCACGCTTTATTAAAGGGATCAGATGCTTTAAATGGATCTGCAGACTCTACAAGATTATCTATCCTTGCACCAATTAAATATTCTCTATCTTCTGTCATTATTCATCAGCCCCATATTGTCTAATAGTTTGTTTTGCTGCATGAACTGCACCAAGGTCGTTGAGATTAGGGATTAGGCCTTCTGACATTCTTTGCTTTTGCTCTGCATACTCTTCATCAGAGATTCTACTTAGTCCCGCAAAAAATACAGCCTCTCCATCTGGCTCTCCGTAATGGGCTGCTGCCTTTTTCAATTCTGCAATTTTTGTTATATCCCCCTTCATCGAGGGTATGTTTAGTATGTTTCCTTGACCGTCTGTAAACCATTTGCCGTTTTGCCTTTTCCAGACATAAATACCCCAGTCATACATCTTGTCGATGACTTGAATCTTTGACTTACCAATTTGTGCAGGATTATTCTTTTTCATTACCACAAGTATACCATACTATACCGCATCTGATATCTGGGCTTGCCAAGTTATATTCTGGAATGTCGAATATTCGTAGTTGCTAAAGCCAAAAACTGTATCGTCTCCAAAAATAATCTTATTAGTTCCTGTGTATGCCTTATATAAATCTGATGGGTTGACTCCATAATAACTTATAGAAGACTGTACTAGTACACCCTGCCACATATAATATTGTGTCCAATATTCCCAGTCGAATAGCCCCTCTAATGCAAACTTAACCCTAGCCCATGGCCTTTTATTTACAGTCTGAATTGCCTGTAAATTTGTAGTTTGATAATATGATAAATTATTAAAAATAATAGGACCATTAATCATTATAGATCCAGCATAGGACTTAAAGTTTAGAATTGCTGGAAAGCCAAGGCCGATCATGGCCCACTCATTAATATTTAATACTGGCTCTTTAACAACCCTACCATTAATATAAAAAACAATACCATCAAACAATGCGCCAGTTGTTGCGTCAATTGCATATATTTTTGCCCGTTTTCCATTTGGGTGGTTTGCCAGCATATAAAATTTAATAGTTTTACCTTTTGCATTAATTTGCATTATCTGTGTTGGCGCATATGGGAAAAAGTCACCATTAAATCTGATCAAAGATTGTAGTGCCATCACTTCATAATTTTCTGACTTATTTGCATTAACGGGAATTGCCACCCCTCGATTTGTTAGTGGATGGTAATTTCCTCGTAATTCTAAACCAGAATACCTAGTTAAATATAAATACGGAGAAGACCCCTTATATATAGTAAAAGGATTTTTAGTTTTGTAATTGAAATAATAACCATTATTTACATATGGATATACACTTGTTCCAAATCTTGTCCCAATGTTATTTGCAGTATTATAATTAAATGCTTGAGAGGCTAACTGTAAACTCTTAACCTTTATTGGTTGATATCTGATTCCATCAACCTCAAACTCTAAATGTACAACTATTGCAATGTCGTTAAAATCAACGCCTTTTGGAGGATAAACAATTATGTTATCTACAATTTCATACTTTGTGTTAATCCAATTAGAGCCTGGAGTAATTACTCCATTTTTTGGAACACTTTCTGTGTTTACAAAAAATCCATTTGATGCATTGGCACCATCTTCTAAATATTCAAAAGTAATATAAGTCTTCAGAATAGAGTCTGTTGTGTCGTAGGAGTATGTCTTTATCGATCTTTGTGCTAAATCCTGATAGTCTAAATAACCAGTATATAAATAATTATCCAAAGCCTCATAAGTTCTTTGTTGTGGGTAAGAATATTCAGCAGCCAATTCAGAATATGTCCAACCATTTTCGTCCACAGTTTCAGACTCTTTAAACTTCGCAGGGGCTGGATAGTTTATATTAAATTGAATAAAATCTATTCCAAACTTAGAATTTCCGTATTCGTCTGTAATGTATTGTCCAAAATAAGAAAGAGGAATATAATCTTTCCATGACCCTTTTATGTCTACATCTAAATAAAAGTTATCAAAGTAATTTTTTGGAGTAATTCCAAGACTTGGCTTATGCTCTGATAACTTAATATATAAAAATTCTGAAGCATTAAAGTCAAAAGGACTTTCAGAGTTTAAATAATATGTCCAAAATTCTTGATCTGACTCCCCTCCGTCGTAGTCAACTGTTGGTCCATAAAGATTAAAAATATTTTCATAGTCTTTAGGTACGCCTAAATTATTAAACAAATCTTTAATATCTTTAACATTTTTCTCTGAGCACAGAGCAATCTTATATATATTTCCAGTAAAAGTCTTATTAAATTCTTTTGTACCGCCGATATACATCTTTAACAAAGATTGATTATTAAAAAATGACAAAATGTCATTTCCAAAATAATCTCTAAAAATATCTACCTCAATTCCTACAGAAAATATACTATCATTGGGAACAGATAACGCTTCATAAAGCGTTTGCTCTGATGCAGACTGATATTTAAAAATATATCTAATGTCGTTTCCAACACACTCTATAGAAAAGTAATTTCCGTTTTGATCTTCAAGCCTAATCAAAACTTCTGTTCCAGAATAAGTTGATGGCTTTTTAAATAATCCATAAAAAGCATGAATTGGATTTCCAGAAAGCGTTAAGTTATCAAGATATAAATATGAATTGATTGAGTTCCAGGATGTATTCGGTCTCAGTTTTAAAAATAAAGATTGTTCGTTTTGAATAATTGCACAATCTGATAAAAGATCATCTTGTGTTTTGTTGGTACTATCAATAACTATTGTTGGTGTTGATATATTTGGTATACTAAGACTATTGCTATCAATTGCAATATTGTCTATGGCGCCCTGTTCCCAAGAGCCGAGGTCTGGGTAATTATAATTTTTTGTATAATCTGCAAAGGAATAATCAAACACTACAGAACTTCCGCCGTAAGCAGCATTTAAGTTTTCTGGATATTGTACACCCTGACCATACACAAATCTTCGTTTGGCAACAAGCGAAGGAACTGAGTATGGGTATATAGCAATACAATCAATCTCAATAGGTTCAATATTTTCATGTGCATAAAAGCCTATCCAGTCTTGACCTTTTTCAATTCCGCCTACTATTATTGAAGATTCTGGTAATGTCAAAGATTCTGAATCAATTGATAAAGATATTATTTCTTCACCATTAAGCAAAACTGTTGATAAATCACTTGTATATCTCCAGTGAATTAGCATTGGCCTTTCCCAATGACCCACGTAATATGAAGAATATGCTTGATTAATTTTTAAAACAATAAAAGGTCCATCTAGGTATATTCCATCCGTAGATGCTATTGGACCTATAATTCTTTTTGATTCAGAAGACGAGTTGTTTGTTCTTAACCAAAATTCTAAAGTAAAATCTTTATATCTTCCTCCATTAGAAAGCATCCCTGCAGAAGGAACAATTAATGATGGCTTATTGCCATTGTTATAAAGTTTAGTGATATTGGAAGAACCAAAAACCATTGGTATTCCGAAATTTTTAGCCATTAACGAATTATTATTGACAAAATAGTATCCAGAATTTTCGGATAAGCCATATGCTTTTGCTTCTATAACTTTTGCAGGATCCAGAGCAACATTAGATGGAAGGGTTAGCGTTGAAACACCCAAAGAACTTGATTGAAATTCTTCAGCCCACTGACCAAAGGTTATTCCGTTTGTATAAAAAGTATAATCATCCAAGTTTGATGATTGGCCCAAGTAGTTAACTTTTATTACCAACCTAATTGGCTCGGTTGTCTCTTCTGGACTAAAAGTTTCAGATACAAAGTACCACTTTTCTGTTAAAGAAACATCATACGACTTTAACACATCTACATATGATTCAAGCGCATCATCGTAGTATCTATAGCCTATTTCAACGCTTAAAATGTATGGACTCAAACTATACAAATAAGATCCTACAGAAAAAGTTTTTAGTATTGAATTTAAATCATTAAAGTTTACAATATTTGGACTAACCATTGTAATTGAGAATAAGTCTGCAATTACTGAATTAATGCTAACTTTATTGATTATACTATCTGGAAATGGAGCATTTTCAAGTTCTTCTGTTGATATTGCTGTTGCATTATCTATAGACCATAGGGAAACGTCTCTTTGTTCCTCAGATATTATCGATACATAATCTGCTTCATCATCAAGTGCCCACAGAAACTGAGGATGCTCTGAATATATTTTCTCTGCGTAAAGGTTTGACGGACTAGACATTATGAGTCTATTTTATCATACTACGAGATTTTAATTTCGCAAGCATCTGTGGTACAGTACATTTCACCCTGGGCCTCTAGATTTTCTACTCCGTCATAAATAGCAGACCAGTCGATCTTTTTAATCTGACCAATATAACTATTATATTCTTCTTCAGTAATTTCGGTATATGGCTGTTGAGGATACACCGTATTTCCCATTGGCAGGAATGACACGGCCTTTAGTTGTCCTTCGTACATATGAAGAGCAGGCGCAATATGCTTGGTTTCAGTTTCTTTGTCAAATGAAAGCGTTACAGACACGCCGTTATCAGACCAATATTTCTGAGCAGTAGCAGCAAGCGCAATCTTCTCAAATAATGTTACATCCTTTTCAGATCTTGCGTGGCCAGAATGTACTGGGAAATATACGACAGTTGTATTCGCAGACACAAGGTCAGGCTCCATTTTATATCCAGCAGCCTTGAACAAGTGAATCATTGGGTCAGTATTCCCAAATCTAATTGCTCTCAAGAAATAGTTTCCTCCAGGCGCCCAGTGAACTCCAGGAGTTGCGCCAGAAAGAATTGATACAGACCCCGATGGTTTAACAGTTGTGACTCTAATGGAATCACGAACGCATAGCCATTCAGAATATGAGTGATCATATTTACGGATAGTCTCATATCCTTCGTCCATCCATTCACGCACAACAGGCAAACCAAATTTGTCTGAGAATGAAGCAATACCCGTAAGTGATGTTCCAATACGACGATTACGTTGCATGATACCGTTTGTCTGTTGCCAGTGTGTTGGTATCAGCGTTACCGTCTTGCCATAGAGATAAGCAAACTTAAGGGTGCGGAGGAAGTCTTCCTTGGATTCATGACGATTTAGATGTACCTCGACCAAGGTGCATAGTTCGTATGATTCCAATGGCTGCTCTGCACAAGGATTGAATCCCATTACACGATAATCCTTGCCATCCGCAGGATCCTTAAGTCTGCCGTAGTTTCTGGCAACATCAAGCCAAATGAATCCTGGCTCTCCATTGCTTGCGATTAGGTCTACATAGTCTTCGTACTTTGTACCTACCGTCGCAGAAATTGAGTTATTCGACATCCACGCCCAACCTGGGTTTTCTGGATCAAATGAGTTTCTATCTGGAAAAACCTCAGAATTCTTAAGATTCATAAAGTCTTCATCTTGAGCATTACCCAAAGCCAGGGTTGCAGATCGTCTAACATTTCCTGATACCACACAGGTACCAATAAGATTAACAATATCTACTATTGCTCTTGAGTCAAGGGTCTCTCCAGCCCTACCGCCGATTACAGCCCTGATCTGCTTGTGTAACTGAATAAGTGGTGCAGGACCGCTTGCTGTGCCTCCAAAGCCTTTAATGGGCGCTCCTAGGGGGCGAATAAGGTCATAGTTAAACTCTTGAATAAAGTGGTTTGGCCTTAAAAAAGAATTTAACAAAAGTCTTACAGATTCTACCCATCCCTCACGGGTATCTGGAATTTCATATATTTGTGCTGGTTCTGTAGGTGTATAAATGGGAAGTTGTTTTTCTGCACCTACTGTATCAAACCCTACACCAACACCCATCATCAATGCGTCCATCACCCATGCAAACAATGCCCCTGGGTCATTACGGTCAATATCTTTTGTAGAAACCATGGCACAATTTTGAAGTGCTGCCGAGTTTCTCTTTTCCATAGTTAGA